ACCAACTCCTATCACGTTCACGTCACAGAGCATATCAATGCTTTTGATAAGCTGAGATTTGAGTCTCAGTTCCAGAAGCTCTCTCCGGGCGGAGCAATCAGCTACATCGAAGTGGCAAACCTCTCTGACAACATTCCCGCCGTACTGACGGTGTTAAAGTACATCTACGACAACATCATGTATGCGGAGCTGAACACGAAATCCGACTACTGCCAGGTGTGCGGCTGGGATAAGGAAATCGAGATTGTGGACGACGATCGCGGCAAGCTGATTTGGAAGTGCCCCAACTGCGGGAATACCGATAAGAGCAAGATGAACATTGCGCGGCGTACCTGCGGCTACATCGGCCTGAATGACTGGAATCAGGGTAGAACGCAAGAAATCAAAGAACGTTATGTCCACCTGGGTGGCGACGAATGAACTACGCGAAGATCCGCAACTATGACATCGCAAACGGAGAGGGAGTCCGCACCTCCCTCTTCGTAAGCGGATGTACAAATCACTGCCCCGGCTGCTTTAATCCAGAGGAGCGGGATTTTAACTGTGGTAGACCATTCACAAAGGAGACTATCGCAGAGATCCACAAAATGCTTGCCAACCCTGTTATCTCAGGGCTTTCTCTACTTGGCGGAGATCCGCTTTGCCAGGACTATGGCGGGATTTATGATCTCATTGATCTTTGTTTCTACACGCATTCAATCGGTAAAACCGTGTGGCTATGGACTGGATTTATCTGGGAGGACTGCTACAATCCGCTTTTCCCGGACAAAGACGAGGATGACCACTCGTCTGCACAAATGGCTTTACTGACATCATGTGACGTTGTGGTTGACGGCCCCTTCAAAATGGAGCTGTCTGACCAGATGTTGAAATGGCGTGGTTCTGCAAATCAGCGGGTCATCGACGTACAGAAAACCTTGCGCCAAAAGAAAGTTGTCCTATATGAAGGTGAACACTATGAATGAAAAGATCGAATTTCGCTGTCCCAAATGCGGGAAGCTCCTGGACAGTATTACACTGGATTATCGGTTAAAGTGGCTATGTAGCAAATGTGCCGAGGATCAATCTGATGTTCTGCACTGTGAGCGTGGATGTAAGGTTAAAGCCGTGGATCTGGACGCCGGGTTGAGCTGTGATTCCAAACAGGCTCATGAGCTTTTGACAGAAGGTCAGGTTTACGAGGTTGAAAAGATTCATGTCGGTGGTTGGTGCTCCTCTATCCGGCTCAAAGAGTTTCCCGGTAAAGAGTTTAACACCGTACACTTCATTCGTTACGAATAGGAGGAAATATGGAGACTGTTGAAATTTTAGCAGGTGGCGAATTTGCCAATGCCGTAAAAAGTCTTGGCCTGACATCTGCCGTGTGTACTTACCATTATCAGCCTCAGCCTACGCATTGGCGTGAAGAATACCAAGTTTGGCTATTGTCCAAAGAGGATTTTGACAATATCTGTGCTATCGACAACGATGACTGGAAGGACGATTGGGGCTGGTGGCGTCACGCTTATGGTTCTAATCTGGGCGCTGTTGACTGCGCCTATGTTATCAATGGTGAAAAGCTGATGGCGTGGGATGGTCTTCAGCGTAAAGAGTGGTGTCGGGATTGCAGTGATTGCGCCGGCACCGAAAAGGACAAGGACGAATGCTTTCACGACCATCAGTACCCCGACATTCTCATCTATCTTTGCGATGAAATTGGGGCTTCTACCGAGCGCAATGTTTGCGCTTGCACGATTGATCTGGCACGGCAAAACAACCTAACCCTTGCAGAGCTTTTCAAAAAGTATCTGGGATAGGTGGTGATGGTTGTGATCAAAATTCTCATATTAACCGAAGATCGTGATACTTGGGTTCAAAAAATCACTTCCGAATTGCGCAGTTGTACCTGTCGCAAAATGCTTAATCCGTATCAAATCCAAAGCGGACTGTTCTTTTTTGAGATTCGATCTCATTATTCAGAGAATTGCAAAGGGGAATGTTGGTCTTGTGTTATTTTGGATCAGTATATCCCTCATGAGCTGGAAGTCTGTGTACTGCGTCCATGTGTAAAGAGCAGTATCATCCGCACAAAAAACTATCAAATTGGTTGGGAGGCAAACGAAAATGCTCATCATTAACCTTTTTGGCGCTCCCGGTGCTGGTAAATCCACCGGAGCTGCCTATGTCTTCTCTCAGTTGAAAGCTGCCGGCGTTAATGCCGAGCTTGTCACCGAGTTCGCCAAAGACAAGGTATGGGAAGGAACAAAGGCCGTTTTCGAGAATCAGGCATACATCTTTGGCAAGCAGTATTTCCGCATCAGCCGGCTTGAGGGCAAGGTCGATGTGGTGATTACCGATTCACCTATCCTGCTTTCTGCGTTCTATAACGACAACGACCACGTGCTGGGTGAAGAGTTCGACAAACTGGTTTTCAAAGTTTTCGATTACTATAACCGCATCGACGTGTTTGTTCATCGGGTGAAACCCTATAACGAAGCAGGACGCTTCCAGACCGAGGAAGAGAGCGATGCAGTCAGCAAAGAAATGCTGCGTTTCTTGGACAAGTTCGGTGTTGACTGTCTGCACATCAACGGCGATTTCGCAGGATATGACAGCCTGGTTGATACCGTACTGGACGCTTTGGCAGCAGACGGCAAGCCTTTTGTCTGCCCGCATCCTTCTGATGTCTGCCCGCGCCCTTCTGATTCGGCAGAAGCGCTAACGATTAAGGTGCGCTATCTCAGCGACAAAATCCAACCATTGGAATATATCGACGGCAAGTCTGACTGGGTTGACCTTCGGGCAGCTGAGGATGTTGAGCTGAAGACCGGTGAGTCCAAGCTGATCCCCCTGGGAATTGCTATGCAGCTTCCCAAGGGTTATGAAGCAATCGTAGCTCCTCGCAGCTCAACCTATAAGAATTTCGGCATTCGTCAAACCAACAGTATTGGCGTAATCGACGAGACTTACTGTGGCGACAACGATCAGTGGTATTTCCCCGCCCGTGCAGACCGCCATACCGTTATTCATGCCGGCGATCGTATCTGTCAGTTTCGCATTGAGAAGCACCAGCCCCAGCTGTTTTTCGAGTCAGTCGATACGCTGGACAACGCTGATCGAGGCGGTATCGGATCTACTGGGAAGAGGTGAGCGATGTGCCCCAGTCGAAGGTCGTATGCCTCAATAAGGAGGGCTAAAGTGTGAATGAAACACCGATTTCACCCACATCTAAATGGTGTGACAATCAGTCCGTAGACGAGCTGGGCAAAGTAATCTGCTTGGCTCATCTCGCCGAAGCCAGAGTTCCAGACTGTCCATACAAAAGTAAGGAGGAGCGAGCGAGTGCCAAATATCCTTGCTCCGACTATGAAGAGGTGAGAACATGAAAGGTCTATTCCGAAAACGCGGCGGCGGTAAAACGACCGCATTAGTTTACACATCGGCGATAACCGGATATCCGATTGTCGTACCAACTACCATCAACAAGCGTTACGTAAAAGACGTGGCACGGCGGGCAGGTGTATCTATCCCCGAACCGATTGTTATGTCTGAGGATACCAGAGGCCGTCGAATTGGTGGTGTACTCATTGACAACGCCGAAGAAATTATCCGGGCGTACGCTGCAGAGCATTTCAACGCCCCGGTCATAGCCTATACCATAGCAGTAGACGGGGATGGTGATAGCGCATGAGCCTCCTCCCTAATACGGTCGTCAATGGCAACTGCTTGGAAGTCATGAAGGAAATTGATGATGCGAGCATTGACATGATCCTTTGTGATTTGCCTTATGGGGCGACTCAGAACTCATGGGACTCGGTTATCCCGTCTGCTCCGCTCTGGGAGCAGTATGAGCGGATTATCAAACCGAATGGTGCGATCCTGCTGTTCGGCCAGGATAAATTTACCGCTACCATGATGCTCTCTAACCCTAAGCTGCACCGCTACAATATCATCTGGGACAAGGTGCTAAAGAGCGGATTTCTCAACGCTAAGAAAATGCCGCTCAGAGAGCACGAGGATATCATGGTGTTCTACAAATCTCCGCCGCCGTATCATCCGCAAATGACAGTTGGCGAGAAAAACCACACCAAGGGCAAGGCCGTAGGGAAACAGGCGGAAGACGTTCATTCTAACCGGAGCTATGGCAACTATACATTGGTAGAGTCGCCAGACGGTAACATGAAGTACCCAGCGTCAATTTGGCGCTTCCCTAAACCCCACCCGTCCGTAGCGCTCCACGCCACTGAAAAACCTGTTGATCTGTTGCGCTACGCAATCCGTACTTACACTGACAGGAATGCAATCGTCCTGGATAACTGTTGCGGCACCGGATCTACTCTCATTGCTGCCAAGCTGGAAGGACGCAGATACATTGGGATTGACAATGGCGTGTGTGATAAAAAGAAAAGCCCTTACTATGGAATGCCTTGGGCGCAAGTAGCTCAAATCAGATTGGAGGCGATCGACCATGAACCTGCCGATGAACCTGAACGACATCGACCTTTGGGAGAAGGAACTACTGAAG